GGTCCGAGTCCTGAGTTTCAACAAACACAGAGAGCTCAGCAAATTCCATCACCGATGGGAGTGCAAACAGGTCAAGGTCAAGGCAATGATGCAAGAAGCGATTCTGACAAGATTATGGATAATATGATAGCGGATTTTAATAGTAAAAATCCGTGGTAACCAGCCCTACTCAAAGGTCTCACGACAGCTGAGAGAGGGCAAATTAGGAGAAGTCTAAGATGGCTAATTTTACAAGTATTAGCGCAAATGCGGCTGGTACAGGTGTTTCTTTAGACAATACTCGTAGAAAGTTTGATTTTGGTGATAGGGTTGCCGAACTTGCTCCTCAGCAAAGTCCTTTCTTCGTTTATTTAAATAAAGTATCAAAAAAACCAACAAATGACCCTGTTTTTAAATTTCTAGAACAGAGGCATCAATATCAGAGACGAAATTTCGTTTGTGAAGCAAATACTAATATGACGGCAGCATCAGCAGGTTCAGCATTAAGTGAGAATATCGTTATAGCAGCTCCTTACAATAGTAAAGGTAAAATACAAGCTGATTGTAGACCTGAATTTATTGTAGGTGGTTTAGTATTAGCTATTCAGTTTGACCAAGGTGTTAAACGAATTAAAATAGCAGAGGCAGCAACATCAGGTTCTGGATTAACTTTTGCAGGTACTGATGGTACTGATGGTCAAGTTACTATTGCAGCAGCTTCAATGACAGCTATTGATGCTATTGCAAGTAATGATGATATTTCTGCAGGTGCTAAAGGTCAAGTAATTGGCTCAGCATGGGCTGAAGGAACTGACAGTCCTGAAGGTTGGGAAGATTTAATGAGTGATAGCGAAGGCTATTGTCAAATCTTCAAAACTGGAATGAATGTTTTTTCTGGAACAGCTCTTGCCACTGAATACAGAGGTATTAAAAATGAGTTCCAAAGAATCTGGACAGATAAACTTATGGAACATAAAATGGACATGGAACAAGCCTTTTTGTTTGGCTTAGGTAATGCAACTGCTGGAGCAACAACTACTAGATATACTCATGGTATTGTACCTTATACAGAAGCAAATGGTAAGGTATATAACATGACTTATGCTTCTTCAGGATATGATGCTTTTTTAGATGCAATGGAAGATTTCTTTGCACCTGAAGGTGGAAATTCT